AGTGGCCCGGCACTACGCTTTAACGTGTCAATGCGGTAGCTGGCGACAAACCTGGAGCCGTCATAAAATTTGACTAGGTTGTTTTCGATGGTGTAACTCATGGTTTCATGCTCCAAAAATAGTAAACGAAAGGCCCGCCCCATATGGCAGCGCCAAGTAGGGCTTGAGTGAGGGTCCAGAGAATGCGGCGCATCATTTGCCCCATGTGAAAAATGAACGAAACCCGTTAGCGTCCACAATGTAGGCCAAGGGCTTACCGAATGATTCCTCGTCGATTATGTTAGCGGTATGCTCATCCAGTTCACCCGGCATGATGTCAGACCCGAGATAAACCGGGTTTGCGGGCAGAGACTCGTATGATTGGTACAGTTTCATGATTCACTCCAAAAATGATAGCTAGAAACCCTTGACTGGCAAGGGCTAGAGGGTTATTTGATCAATAATTTACGCTGGAACATACATTTTTTGACGATTGTCTAAATACCATTGGACAATGTATTTTTTGGCATCGTCAATCGTTTTGAAAATCAATGGTTCAATAAATGAACCATGAGCGGCCATGTAATGGACACCATGAACCGACGAGGGTTCACCATCCAATATAGTTAAATCATATGGTGCATAACCCTCATTTGTTGACGTTCGAGTCATAAAAATGGCATCGTATGGTTTTGCACAATACGGGTTAAATATCTCTTGCGTGTACTCATCGGCTGGAATGAAATTCATTTTGAAACCTTATTCAATGACTGGAGATATTCGAGAATAGGAACGGCTTTATATAGCCGGGTATTAACGGCTTTCGCCGTGTTTTCGTTGAATGTCTCGAATATGGCAAAGCCTGTGACTTTATTGATAATTACCCATGATGCGGTTTTCATGCTGCGACCTCAGAACGAAGAACAATAAACAATTACATTGTCAGCAGTCACGCCGACAACGGAAGTATGGTTATTAAGATATTCAACAACAATATCAAGTTGGTCTTCTATTTCAATTGCACCATCGTAATCAATATCGTATTGATCGCGTATGTTCTCAAAAGTATCGGCCGAATATTCGCAACAAATAGCGATTACGTCCAGCTCCATATCTGGATTGACATCCTCGAAGTATTCAAACAATACCTTCAATGCTTCATAACCGAATTGCTCATATCGGTTATAGGCATGGAATGAGTGCATGAATGATTCAAGGTTGACGGTCTGCTTCATGGTTGCCCTTAGGTTGGTTGGTTGGTGATGGTCTAACGCCATCGCATAGACCCCGGTGAGAGGGTCTATACGCTGGGGTCAAACAATCCATTCGGCGCTGAGGTGCGCACGATGCCGAATGGCTATCTCCGCTATCTCACGTTTAGACTTGTCTGACATGGCAGAGCGATGCAAGGCTGACAAGCTGCGCGCAACATAGTCAAGCCCAAGGGTTGCGCCATGTTGAAGGGTTTGCTGTACTTCACGGGTTTGGAATTTAGTCATTTTGCTGTTTCCTGGTTGGTTGGTTGGTTAATTAGTAAGCAAGGCAATGCTCGTACATGGCTTCATAGCCATTGGTCTGCATGAAATTCTCTGCAAAAGTAAGAGCGGAGAGCAAATCAGGGAAGCTTTTTACATAGTCACCTTGCTCGAAAAGCTTGAAGCCGTTGTTAGTCTCACGCACAACAATGAAGCCGTCACCGTCTGCGCAGTACTCGAAACGGGCAGATTTACCCTTGTATGACGTATCGATTTTTTCCCACGACAAGGCAATTGTGGGATAGGTGAAGCTGTCAATTTTCATGGTGTCGTTCTCCAAGTAGGTTGTTGATGGTTGATAGTGTAACGGATTTTATTGCATCACAATGCCTTTTTACTAAGGGTTTACCCTTACATAGTTTGCATAGTTTATACATTCATATACTATGCAAGAATCGGCAAACATAGGGTTTACCCTTACATAGTTTGCACACACTCCTATAGGAGTGTGCAAACTGTGTATCCCTATGCACGCGAAACAGTGCATAATTTGATGATTGATGACTGGCTGGTCAGTAACTTAAGTTAGGGGCTACTAACATGTACGTGGCGTATGACGATGCAACAAAAAATGCAATGGTGGATGCTTTGCTGGTGCAAATTGAGACCGGCAAGTCAATGCGGGAAGTTTGTCGCATGGATGGAATGCCAGATCACACAACTGTTATCCGGTGGATGCGTGACGACGCCGCCCTTGCCACCAGGTACGCGCGCGCTCGGACTGCCCAAGCCGATACCCTATTCGACCGCATGGAAGCCGTAGAAGAGGCTGTAAGCGCGGGAACGATGGATAGCCACGCAGCTAGGGTTGTGCTTGATTCAATGCGCTGGAGAGCCTCTAAGCTCGCCCCTAAGGTCTATGGCGATCGCCTAGACGTTCAGGTCAGCGACACACGCATCTCCATATCAGGAGCGCTCGCAGCTGCGCAGGCACGTTTAGTCGACGTTGTGGACGTTACACCGCGCATCAGTGCATCCACTGTGCAAAGTGTGCATGATGCTGACGATCCAGGGTAGGGGAGGGAGGGCCTTGGCTCGGGCGATGACGGTAACGGATCACTCGTGAACATTTTTTTATTTTTTTATAGCGATAATGCCCTATCCCATTGCTAGGAACCAATCATGGCTACAAACAATCTTGCGCCTAAAAATATCAACGTGCTAAGAAGCCTGGCGGAGCATCCCAACCCATTGCAATACTTAATGCAACTGGCGTCTGAAAAACCTGAGTACGCAGCGTTGGCAGAATATTTAGGCGTTAGAACTGCAATGCCGCAAATTGATTTTGGCTCTTTACCTCCAGGCACTAGAGGTGAATTTGGAATGCGAGGCGGATTTAACGCGCAAAAAATTCCAGAAAATGGCGCTATTACATTAAGCAACAGATTTTTAAATCAAGGGTATGACCAAACAAACGCAATACCAACTTTGACGCATGAATTAACTCATGCAGCGCAAGGTGAAATGGCAAGGCAAAAATTTCAAAAAGAAATATTAGATCAAAATGCTAAACAACAATTTTTAGACGCTCACAAAAAATTAGTGTTTAATCCAAAAGGATTTAAATCAAATAAATCAACATACGGTGCAGGTATGTTGGCGGATAAATTAAATCCAGCATGGACAAAAGAAAACGAAACCTACCGGGCATCAAATGAAGAATTACCGGCATGGGCAATGGGAGTGGCTGTTAATCAAAATCCACTAACAGAATACGATGATTACAATACACCGGCGCATTTAAATTCAACACTGGCTACTGAATATCAAATATTATTGGATTTGGCTACAAGAGATGCAAAAGCTAATCCAAAGAAAAAGAAACCATAATGCAAACCACAATATACAAACCAGAAGATGAACAAGAATTAATGGCAACATTATGGAGTCCTGCATTAAAGGATAATCCACTGGCGTTTGTTAAATATGTATTTCCTTGGGGAGTTAAGAATACCCCACTGGAGCATTTCTCAGGCCCACGTAAATGGCAAAGGGAAGTATTGCAAGATATTACTGACCATATTGCGGCGAATAATAATGTTGTTAACAACCAAGAAGCAATGTATAAGGTATTGCAAGAAGCAATATCTTCTGGTCGTGGTATTGGTAAGTCGGCATTAGTGTCATGGCTGACTATATGGATGGTGTCAACGAGAATTGGCTCAACAACCATCATTTCGGCGAACTCGGAAAACCAGCTACGGTCAATTACCTGGGCTGAGATCACCAAGTGGCTGGCTATGGGGTTGAACTCGCACTGGTTTGAAGTGTCAGCAACCAAGGTGGCGCCGGCCAAGTGGTTGACTGACTTGGTGGAGCAAGATTTGAAGAAAGGTACGCGCTATTGGGCGGTGGAGGGTCGGCTTTGGAGTGCTGAAAACCCGGATGCTTATGCTGGTGTACACAATTTTGACGGTGTGCTGGTAATTTTTGACGAGGCGAGTGGTATTGATGACTCGATTTGGTCGGTCACTGGTGGATTTTTCACGGAAAACACGCCGAATCGTTTCTGGCTGGCGTTTTCGAACCCACGGCGCAACACGGGGTACTTTTATGAGTGCTTTAACTCGAAAAGGGACTTTTGGGCGACTAAGGTGGTGGATGCGCGGACGGTGGAGGGGACGGACAAGGCGGTTTATGAGCGAATCATTGCGGAGTACGGGCCGGACAGTGCCCAGGCGCACGTTGAGGTGTATGGTGAGTTTCCACGGGCGGGGGATGACCAGTTCATACCGTCAGATATTGTGGATGAGGCTATGAAAAGGCCAAAGTACAAGGATGCAAGTGCGCCCATCATCATTGGTGTAGATCCTGCGCGGTTTGGGGCGGATGCGACTGTGATTGCGATACGGCAGGGGCGGGATATTGTGGCGATCAAGAAGTACCGGGGGGACGACACCATGACGGTGGTGGGGCACATCATTGAGGCGATGGAGGAGTACAAGCCTGCGATGGTGGTGATTGATGAGGGTGGGCTGGGGGCGGGAATTGTGGATAGGCTCAAGGAGCAGCGGTACAAGATCAAGGGGGTGAACTTTGGAAACAAGGCCAAAAATCCGATAATGTATGGAAATATGCGTGCCCAGATGTGGGGGGATATGAAAGCATGGTTGAAATCTGCTAGTATTCCGCACGATAGGTTTTTGAAGACAGACCTTATTTCGCCCTTGATGAAGCCCGATTCACGGGGTACGATCTTCTTGGAGAGCAAGAAAGAGATGAAAGCCCGAGGTTTAGCCAGTCCAGACGCAGCAGATGCGATCTGTGTGACGTTTGCTTTCCCTGTGGCGCATCGGGAGTACAGAGAGCCGACTGTTCGGCGATACTCTGACTATTCGGCGGTATCTACTGGATGGATGGGGTCGTGATGGCTACTAAAAAAAGCGTATCTCTATCAGTTGGGCGTGGTGAGAAGCTGCCGGTTAGCCAAGGCGCTGGTTTGACTGCCAAAGGGCGGGAAAAGTACAATGCAGCCACTGGCTCTAACTTGAAGGCACCCGCGCCTAACCCCAAGACCAAGGCCGACCAAGGCAGGAAAGACTCGTTTTGTGCAAGAATGGGTGCAGTAGCTGCCAATGCCAAAGACGGCGAACGCGCTAAAGCAGCCCTTAAACGATGGAAGTGCTAATATGAAGACATCAAAACCC